TGGAAGTTTGGGTGGATTTGATTAATGGACGACCTGACCAGAGCAAAACTTATATATTTGGGATTGATACATCCAAGGGACAGGGAGCTACCGAGTCAGTTATCTCGATTAAGTGTGATCAAACTGGAGAGATTATTGCGAAGTGGAAATGTAGAAATACTCCTGAACATGGTTTTGCCAGAATCGTTACTGCCTTATGCCTCTGGTGCGGGGGAAGCAATCCTCGGAGATTACCTTTCCTTAAATGGGAAAACAATGGCCCGGGATGGACATTAGGTAGATTGCTCGTCAAAGAGTTTTTATATCCATATTATTATTGTTCCGGTTCAGTTGGAACAGTGACAGATAAGACATCTGATAAGTATGGATTTCAGACTAATCGAACCAGTAAAGAACTTTTACTGCGTGAATATGAGCGGGCTTTGCTTCAGGGCAAGGTCATCAATCACGATGAGCGGGGGTTAGAACAGGCCAAATACTATATTTATTATCCGACTGGTGGAGTTGGCCCGGCTACATTACAGGATAAGAAACAGGCTGATATGCTGTTACATGGTGACATCGTAATGGCTGATGCTTTGACAGCAGACAACAAGAATGTTGCCAAGTTAAAAGAAAAGAAGGTGACAGCACCATTTGGGTCATGGGGTAGTCGATTTGAGTCGTGGCAAAGATCATTGAAACAATCAGGCTGGCGCAGGAGGTATGATTTTAGATGAAATATTCAATGAAGTTTAGATTTTGGTTGTGGGTAGAACGCTGGGCAGGGAATATTTTTTATTATGCAAGAGATAAAAATGAACGCGTTGGCTATAGATTAGTGTATGGGAAGGACTTAGACACTTCTTCTAACACATATAACGGAGATTGATTTAGATGAGTTTAGAGTTATCTGCACAAGATATTAGTCAAGCGGTCAAAGAGGGGTTCAACAGGATGAAGTCCTACCGCAAGGCTATGGCCACGTTCGTTAAGGATTATGTCGGTCACTATTATCGCAAACCAGAGGGCATGACTGGTGAATATCCAATTAATTTGGTTTTTATGGCAATCCGGGCGTTGATTCCTAATCTGGTAATGAAGGAAGGTGTCAATAAGATTCTTACCCCGATATTAGCAGAGCGTGAAAAAGCTGAATTACTTGGGTTGGGATTGGATAAATCACAGAAGCAGCGAAAGATGAAAAACACTTTGCGTGCAGCTTTGACAAATATGTGTTTTGGTTTCGCCGTTCTTGAAACGTCATTGGACGTCAGCGGGGTGTCATTGGTGGAGGATGACATCAATGTTGACCCGGGGCAGATTTATACGGATTTAATTAGTCTTGATGATTTTACTTTTGACCCAACTTGCACGTCTTTCGAGAAAGCTGTTTTTATGGGACACAATATTCGTGTTCCAAGACAGAAATTATTTGATATGGGCTGGGACAGGGAACTTGTAAAACAAATTCCTCTGGCTGATGAGTTTTTGGATAACGATAGAACAAGTTATTTGACTGCTAAAAGTCACAATTCAAAAACTAATGAGTTGCAGGATTATGTCAATGTGGTGAAAGTGTGGGTGCCGGAAGCGGAAGCTATCTGTTATATTCCGAATCCCTATCAAACCAGTTTTGATGATTTCCTGCATATTCAAGATTATTACGGCCCGGCTGAAGGGCCATATACAATCGGCGCATTAACACCCCCGGTGCCGGACAACCCGTTGCCGGTAGCTCCGGTTGGTATCTGGCGTGATTTGAATGAAATTGCCAATCGGATGTTTGTCAAGTTGATGGATCAGGCTGACCGGCAGAAAGACCTTGTGCTTTATAAGCCCGGATATGGTGACGTAGCAGATGTTGTAATTAACTCGCCTGATGGTGAGTCACAAGCAACCGATGATCCTGATGCAGTTAAGGTTGTTTCATTTGGTGGACAGAACCAACAGAATGACAAGATGGTTGGTGAGTTAAGATCGTGGTTTAACTATATGGCTGGTAATCCTGACCAGATGGCGGGGCAAGGTTCGTCTGCCAGAACAGGCAAGGCAACTGAAGTTAAAATCATGCAGTCTAATGCTTCTATTATCACTGAAGATATGCGTGATATTATTGCCGATGTTGCTTCTGACATTAGCCGCAAAGAAGCGTGGTTTATTAATATAGACCCGTTGATTAATGCTCCGTTGACGCGGCGAATCACGGGGGACAAAGAAGTACAGGTTTGGCTCACGCCGGAGCAACGGTTGAATGATTGGGCGGAACTGACCTTTACCATTGTCAAGCGGTCGATGACCATAATGGAACCGTCTTTGCGAAGTCATTTGATTATGGAATTTTACAGCAAGGTTGTGCCGTCTGTGATGACATCCGCTCAGATTGCGATGCAAGCTGGGATTGAGTTTAACGTTCCGAGGGCATTAATGCAAACGGCGGAGGAGTTGGGTATTGCAGAAGTTTTAATGGAAGTGTTTGATGATCCGACTTTCACACAGCGGATGCAAGCATTTGCCAACGCAGGGCCGAAAGATCCGGGTAAAGGACAACTAAATATGGCAGGTGTTTTGCAAAACGGTGGTTCACCGATAGGGGGGAATATAGCAACGCCGGAACAACAGTTTAATCAGCAATCACAAGAAGTTTCCGCCGAGGCACAAGCGGCTTGGAGGGGAGTGTAAATGCCATTTTACTCTTTTATTTGTCCAGAATGTGGAAATAGGTCTGATATATTTCAGAGCATACAGAATCGCCCAAGGGCTGCTGTGTGTGGGGAATGTCACTCAGATATGATTCGTGATTACAGTGAAGAAAAAGTGAACACTGGAAACAAAGAATATGGCAGTGAGATTCATTCCGATTCATTAGCAATTATGCCGTCACAGGTTAAGGAACATCAGCAGAAATTTCCTGATGTGAAAATAGATAATGAAGGACGGCCAGTATTTGACAATTATCAGCAACACGATAAATACCTTGAACAAATTGGGGCGGTTAAAATGCCGCAAAAAATAAAGCATAAAAAATCTAAAAAAAGTGGAAGTAAAAAGCAATTTAACATTGTCTATGTTTGTCCTGTTTGTCGTGTGAAGAAAAATAGCGATGAACTAACAACTGATAAAATGCCCCGGTGTGATACCTGTAATTGTCAAATGCAAGGAAGAGCGTTTAGTGCAGTTATAAGATAGTTATATCGCTTGATAGGCAGACGACAGTGAATTGTAGTAGCTGTCCCTACCCCTAACTATATGCGGAGAAAATAATGCCAGAACAAAGAAGTGGTAATAGTTTGCGCCAAGATGATGCGGCGTATGAATCTGACGATCTTTTGAAAAAGGTTGCAGAAAATTTGAACAATATTGAAGGTGGTGGAGAACCGGAACCGGATGACGATGATCCTACCCTGAACACAGACGAAGAACAGACAGATGACGATGATTCTACCTCTGATGCAGACGATCAGACAGATGATGAGGATTCTACCTCTGACGATTCGGATGATGATTCAGCAGAAACAAAGTCAGAACCAGAGCCGCCAACAATCCCGGAAAACCTATACCGGGCAGCACAGCATTCAGGATGGGAGCCAAAGGATATTGTTGATCTTTATAAACAAAATCCAAAGATGGCACAAAAAACATTTGAGAAATTGCATGATGACATGAACAATCTGTCACAGCAGTTTTCTCAATTGGGTAAAGTAGCAAGGGAAAAGCAGCAACCAGCGCAACAGGTACAACAGACGCAACAGCAACAAGTACAGCAGCAAGTACAGCAGCAAGACTTTGTAGATGTTAAAAAGCTGCGCGAACAGTACGAGGATAACCCGCTGGTAGATATGATTGCTGCGTTGAATGATGGATTGAAGAAGGCTGTTGGTGAGAAATCAGAGCAGCCAGTTCCACAACCAGTTGTTCAGCAACAGCAACAGCAGAACACAATCCAAGATGATATGGCGGCACTGCAACAGATTAACGTTTTTCTCGGTGCCAAGGACATGGGAGATTACAACGATTTCTACGGTCCTATTGTGGATGCAAATAAATTCCCCTTGCTTGACTGGCGAACACTATCGCCGGGCCAACAGGCCAACAGGCACGCTTTAACGCAAGAAGCGGATCTCATCTTAGTTGGTGCTGAATTAGTAGGAAGAAAGATGACCATAGCAGACGCTTTGACAATGGCGCATTTGAAGTTGACCGCTCCGATGCAGGGGCAAGTAGCTCGTAATAAGGTAGTAAGTCAATTGAAAAAGCGCAGTAAAGGCGTCACGCTTAGAACAAAAGGAACGAAAAAGGCCGCCAGCACTGGTGGTCAAATGTCAGACGAACAATTGGAGGCCGTGACAGCAGAGCGGTTAAGACGGTTGAACTTCTGACCAAAAAGAGGAGGGAGTATTAAATGGCCAAGAATGTTGATGAGCTTGCTGATTTTCTATTAGCAACACAAAAGGATCTTCCCAAAAACGAGTTTGAGGTTATGTGGGAGGATCAGGATTATGAGTTCTGCCG